GGCGAGTTTGAAACTACAAAATTTACTGCTAAATTTAATCGTTTATCAAGATCTGAACTTAATAATTTTGAGGAAGCAACTGAGTATGATGCTTTGCAAAAAGTTTTAGTAGGTTGGGAAGATGTAAATGAAGAAGATGGAACACCTATACAATTTTCACAAGCAATATTAAAAGAATTTGCTGAAGATACAGATTTTGTAGCGGGTGTATTAGATGCTTTTAGAGATTTCTATAGTAATGCACAAGTAAAAAACTAACTGATGCTGCTTTATATTGGGCTTCGGGCAGCAAACAAGTTATAGATGATACCGCTAAAGATGCAGAAGTATTCGGTATTCAGATAGAGAAGCAACCAGAAAAGAAGGAAGAGTTTGAAGTTATGGAAGAAAACTGGGAAATTGTTATGATGTTTTTAAGAATGAATACACAATGGGATTGTTCTTTTGGAGGTATGGTAGGTTTAAAATATGAGGTCTTACTGCTTGCTGGTGGACTATTTGACCTTTACAATGTAGGAAACCGTCAAGAAATGCTAGAGGGCATACAACTCATGGAATCTGTAGCTCTCGTAGAGATTAATAAGGAGAAAAAATAATGGCTGGAAAAGTTGGAGAAGTTACTTTAAATTTTGATGTTACAGGTTTAGAAGATTTAACGACTTTAACACGTTCATTAAAACAACTTTCAAAAGCATTTCAGCCATTAAATGATGTAGGAATAAAAAATTTAAATGAAGGTATTAAGAAAACAATCGCTGTTGTCCCAAAAAGTATAAATCAATTTAAACAAAAAGAAAGAACACTAAAAGCACTAAGAGATGAAGTAAAAATTGGTGGTTCTCAATTTAAAAAGTTAGGAAAAGCAATAGATGAAAATAGAGCAAAATTACAAGCTTTTAATCAAACAGGTAAAAAAAGCAAAGGAATGTTTGCTGGGTTAGGTGCTAGTGGAACAGCAGCTATTGGATTAGCTGGAGGTTATCTTGGTAATGCGTTGGGAATTAATCCTGCTATTACTGGATTAGCTACTGCTGGTGCTGCTGCTAGTAAAGCAGCAGGGGGAAGTGCAATAGGAGGTGGACTTGTTGGTGCTGGTGTTGGTGCTGGATTAGTCGCGGTAGGAGCTTTAGCTTCTTCAGCAAAAGAAGCTGCACAATATTCTGCTCAAATAAAAAGACTTGAAGTTGCTTTAAAAGGAGTAACAAAATCTCAAAGTGAATTTAATAAAGCTCAAAAGGTTATTAAATCAGTTTCTAGAGAATTAAATGTTCCAATAGCTGCCGCAACTCAACAATTTACAACTTTAACAGCATCAGTTGTAGGTGCGGGAGGATCTGTTGATGAAGCAGAAAAAGTTTTTAGAGGTGTATCAGAGGCAATAAAAGCAACTGGTGGAGATGCAGAAGATGTGAAATCTGCTATTCGAGCAATGAGTCAAATATTTGGTAAAGGCAAAGTATCAGCAGAAGAGCTGCAGGGTCAGCTAGGCGAGAGACTCCCTGGAGCTGTTACAAAATTTGCTGCTGCGACAGGAAGAACATTACCTCAATTGCAGAAAGATTTAAGAGATGGAACTGTTGGTTTAAATGATGTAATGAAATTTGTTGTAAGGTTAAGTGAGGATCATTCTGAAGCTGCAAAGGCTATGGCGGCTTCAACAGCAGATGCAGGTCAGAGGATGCGAGTGGCATTAGATGAATTAAAGAAAAATTTTGGTGATTTCTTGCAGCCTATTGGTTCTGCATTACAACAATTCGCAACCGATACTATAAATGTATTTAATAACATTATTCAAAAGATGAAAGAATTTTTCAAAATTGGAGATGAATTTAGACTAGATAACTTAAAAAAACAAGCATTGCAACTTCAATTTGAATTAGATACAGGTATGGTTGGAGCTACAGGTGAGCCTTTTGCAGATATCGTAAAAAGAAAGAAAGCAGAATTAAAATTAATACAAGATGAAATTAAACTTTTAGAAAGTCGAAATAAAGCTATGGAAGATTTTGTAAATATTACAAAAAATCCATCAAATTTCAATATAGATACAAGTTCTTTTAATGCTAGTGGTAGTCGTTTTAATTTAGAAGGGTTTAATAATCCTTTTGCACAAGAGGGAGATGGAGGAAATGTTTTTGAAGATCCTGTATCTCAAGCAGCAACAGATGATACAAAAAAAGCAAGAGATATTTTAGATAAATATAGAGAATCCGTAAAACAAGTTAATCAAGATATAGCTAATTCTTTTGTAAGTACATTTAAAAAAATGGAAGATGCACTTGTTGAATTTGTTTTACAAGGAACATTAAATTTTAGAAAATTAGCAAAGTCAATAATTGCAGATATTACAAGAATAATAATTAGATCACAAATAATTCAACCACTAACAGGAATGTTTGGAAATTTATTCAATCCTGCTCCTAAAAATAATTTAAGTTCATTTTTACCTCCTAGTGGTGGCTTAAATTTACCAACAGGCGATCTTGATTTTTCTCGTACATCATTTATTAAAAATCCTTTTAAGTTTGCAGATGGTGGAGTTATTCCTAAAAATAAAATTGTACCCTATGCCAAAGGGGGTCTAATCACTCGTCCTCAATTATTTCCTTTAGCTAATGGGGCAGCGTTGGCAGGGGAGAATGGTGTTGAAGCAATCATGCCTTTGCGTAGAGGTAGAGATGGAAAACTTGGAGTAGAAGCATCAGGTGGAAATATTGGTAATATAACTGTTAATGTAGATGCGTCAGGTTCTTCTGTTGAAGGTGACACAAATCAATCTCAAGAACTTGGAAACATTCTTGGTGCTGCTATACAAGCAGAGCTTATAAGACAAAAACGACCTGGAGGTTTATTAGGTTAATGGCACAAACTTTTCCTTCAATAGAAGCTAGTTTTGGAGTTACAAAAACAACTGAACCTTTTGTAACTCAAACTAGATTTCAAGATGGCTATGAACAAGTAATAAAATTTGGATTAAACATAAATCCAAAAGAATATAGTCTTAGTTTTAATAACATTACTAACGCAGAAAGTAATACTATTGAAACTTTTTTAAATGCAAGAATAGAAGATGGCGATTACTTTAACTGGCAAGCACCTGATGAAGCTACAACAAGTAAATATCGTGCTTTAAATAGAAAGAAGCAAATAAAATTTCCTGGTAGAGCTACGATTACTGTTACTTTTAGAGAAGTATTTGAACCCTAATGGCAATACCTGTATCTGAGCTACAGAAACCAAATGTAGATAATATTATTGAGCTTTTTCAATTAGAACTTAATACCACTATGCACGGTATTTCTCAAACATATTATTTTCATAACGGAGTTGGTGACAATAATCAGACAAACCTAATTTTTAATAATATTGAATATACAAGAATGCCTATTGAGGCAAGTGGATTTCAATTTAATGGTAAACAGTTACCAAGGCCAACATTAAAAATTTCTAATATTTTTGGTACAATAACAACTATTCTCTTAACACTTCCTCAAGGTTTAGAAGGTGCAAAGGTTACAAGAATAAGAACTTTAAGAAGATTTATAGATGATGCAAATTTTGAAGGTGGAGATATTTTGTTAGAAGACGGTTCTTTTCTATTACAAGAAGATAGTAGTGTTACAGATCTTGAGTCGGGTGCAAATCCATTTGGTACTGCTGATCCTACAGCCTTATTTCCGTTAGAAGTATTTTTTATTGATCGTAAAGCTGCTGAAAATAGATCAGTTGTAGAATTTGAACTTGCAGCAAGCTTTGATTTACAAGGAGTAAGATTGCCAAAACGTCAAATCTTACCTCAAGACTTTCCTGGTATTGGATCTTTCTTCTCATAATGTGGCAAGAACTCGCATTAAAACACGCACAAGAATCTGACCCTAAAGAATCTTGTGGTTTGTTATTAATAAAAAAAGGGAAAGAGGTATATTTTCCTTGTAAAAATATAGCTCCTGATCCTTCAGATCAATTTATTTTAGACCCACAAGATTATGCTGATGCAGAAGATCAAGGAGAAATAACTGCTGTAATTCATAGTCATCCTGTAACAAGTCCAGAACCAAGTCAAGCAGATAAAATAGCTTGCGAGAAATCAGGAATAAAATGGTGGATTATACAACCAAATCTTAATAAGTGGACATCATTTGAACCATGCGGATATAAAGCACCGTTGATAGGAAGAAAATGGGTTTTTGGTTTAACTGATTGTTGGAGTTTATGTCGTGATTGGTACGATCAAGAACTTGGTATTAAATTAAGAGATTGGGACAGACCAAATGACCACAATGATTTTCTTAAAAATCCAATGTTTAATGGATGTTATGAAGAAACAGGTTTTAGAGAATTATTACAAGAAGAAGAGTTAGAAAAAGGCGATTTATTATTAATGTCAATAGGAAGTAGCGGATTAAACCATATTGGTGTTTACTTAGGAGAGCAGACCGTTTTACATCATTTGCAAAATAGATTATCAAGTCGTGATTTATTAGATGAATGGTTGCTAAAATGCACAGGTAAAAGGATTCGTTATGCTACGAAAAATTAAGCTATACGGAGAACTTGCGAAGTTTCTAGGTCAGAGAACCTTTGAAGCAGAAGTTAATAATGCTGCACAAGCAGTAAGATTTTTAGTCACTAATTTTCCTACTGTTGAAAAATATATGTCTGATAAGTATTACAAGGTAATAATTGATAATTGGGAGTTAGAGGAGAAAGAATTACATTATCCAACTGGACAAAGCGATATAAAGATAGTTCCTGTTATTACTGGTGCGGGTGGTGGAGCAGGAAGACAAATATTATTTGGTGCTGTTTTAATAGGAGCAAGCTTTATGTTTCCTGGTGCGGGGATGTTTGGAGCTAAAAGTGTATTTGGACAAGAACTAATTAAAACAGGTGCGGGTGCATTTTTTACAAAGATGGGAACTTACGTTTCTGTTATGGGTGCTTCAATGATTCTAAGTGGTATCGACCAAATGCTTACACCTACACCACCTGTCCCAGAAGACAGTCAAGATCCAAGAAAGTCTTTCAACTTTAGTGGTATTCAAAACACTTCAAGAGCTGGCGTTGCAGTACCTATACATTATGGTCGTGTTATAACTGGATCAATAACTGTCTCAGCAAATATTGAAAATGAACAGGTGGAAGTATGAGTAAAATTTTAGGCTCTGGAGGTGGGGGAGGAAAAGGAGGCGGTGGTGGTGATCGCTCTCCAACAGAAGCAAAAGATAATTTAGATTCAAAAAGTTTTGCAAGAGTTTTAGATGTTATAGGTGAGGGAGAAATACAAGGACTCGAAAACGGTGCTAAATCTATATTTTTAAATAACACTCCATTACAAGCTTCTGATGGATCATTTAATTTTAAAGATGTTAGTTTTGAAGCAAGAACAGGTACATCTAGTCAAACAACAATTCCAATCACTAGAGATGTAGCGACTACTAAATCAACAGGTTTTTCTACTGTACCTCAAGCACAACCAAAAGTTATACAAATAACTGATTCAGATGTTGATGCTGTTTCAATACAAATAACTGTTCCTGTTTTACAAAGATTTACTGATGAAGGAGATATTTTTGGAACTTCAGTTGAATTAGCAATAGCAGTTCAATATCAAGGGGGGTCATATCAAACTGTAGTTTCTGGAAATAAAGGTACAATCTCTGGAAGAACACCTGATACATATTTAAGAGATTATTTAATAAATTTAAGCGGTAATTTTCCTGTAAATATTAGAGTAACTCGTATAACACCTGATAGTAGCTCTAGTAAGCTTTCTAATGCTTTTCAATTTAATACTTATGTAGAAATTAAATATGACAAACTTACTTATCCAAATACAGCACTTGTTGGATTGAAAGTTGATGCAGAACAATTTAGTTCTATACCAACAAGAAAATATCTAATTAAAGGTACAAAAGTAAAAATTCCTCATAATGCGACTGTCAATGCAGATGGAAGTTTGTCATATTCTGGAGTTTTTAATGGAACATTAGGAGCAGCACAATGGACAAACGATCCCGCCTGGTGTTTGTACGATTTACTTACAAGTTCTAGGTACGGGCTAGGGGATCATTTAACAGAAGCAGATTTAGATAAATTTAGTTTTTATACAGCTTCAGTTTATTGCAGTACACAAGTTGACGATGGAACTGGTACAGGTTCTACAGAACCTAGATTTAGTTGTAATGTTTCTCTTCAAAATCAACAAGAAGCTTATAACGTAGTAAATCAAATGTGTTCTGTTTTTAGAGCAATGCCATTATGGAGTGCGGGTTCATTATCAATAACTCAAGATGCCCCAAAAGACCCAACATACTTGTTTTCATTAGCAAATGTTTTAGAGCCTGGTTTTAGTTATTCCAACGTAAGTCAAAAACAAAGACCAACTGTAGTAATAGCTAAATATCTTGATATGGACTTGCGTGATATTAATTACGTTGAACAAATTGATACCGCAAACCAAGCAAGGTATGGAACAGTTATTAAAAATATTGATAGTTTTGCCTGCACATCAAGAGGTCAAGCTTCTCGATTAGCAAAGTGGATGTTATATATGTCAAACGTAGAAAGAAGTGTTGTTACCTTTAGTACTGCTATTGATGCGGGAGTTGTAGTAAGACCAGGACAAGTTATTGAGATTGCAGATCCAATGGTTGCGGGTGAGAGAAGAAGCGGAAGGATAATTTCTGCAACTACAAATACTGTGACAGTAGATGATGCTACTGGTTTGAATATGCAAACAAACTCAACATTAACTGCAATATTACCTGATGGAAGTGCTGAAGAAAAAACTGTTTCTGGTTTAAATAATGGTGTGTTTAGTTTAGGACAGCATTTTTCTACAGCACCAAATCCTAATAGTGTTTGGTTATATCAAACAAATGATATTCAAGCTTCTACATGGAGAGTTTTGACAGTTGAAGAAAAAGATAGAGCTTTTTATTCAATTACAGCAAGTGAATATAACGAGGGTAAATACAATCATGTCGAGAATGGTATTGCACTTCCAAAAAGAGATATTACTAATCTTGATGAGCCACCAGAACCACCTAAATCTGTAAGAGCAACAGAAGTTATTTATGAAAATACTGGAATTGCAAGAACAAAAATAATAGTTAACTGGGTAACTGATTTTACTATTCCAAATCCATTAAAACCAGGCGAATTAAAAAGCATACATATTGATAAAGTTTATATAAGATGGAGATTGCAAAATGGTAATTATGATTCCAGAACTATAGAAAATTCTAAAAGTTTTGAAATATTAGATACTGTTGCAGGTAATTATGAAATAGAAGTTTTTTCTGTAAGTTCTTCTGGTTTAAGATCTACAACAGGTCAAAGCCCTGCTTCTCCATTTTTCGTAGCTAAAGGTAAAACTGATCCTCCATCAAATGTATCAGGAGTAAGTTTGCTTCCTATAGACGAGACAAGTGCAATCTTAAGCTGGAATAGAGCTACAGAACTTGACGTTTTATTAGGCGGAAAAACTTTGATAAGACATTCCAGTAAAACATCACAAGCACAATGGCAAAATGCACAGAATATCGTAGTAGCTGCTGCTGGAAACCAAACACAAAAAATTGTCCCTTTATTAGCGGGAACTTATTTAATTAAATTTGAGGATGACGGTGGAAGACAATCCCCCTCACCTGGTTCTACAGATTCGGCTTGGAATAATACTAGAGTTACAACTAATCTCCCTGCCCCTAGTCAGAGACTTGTTGTTGGAACTGTAGATGAGCATACAGCAAACTTTACTGGGTCAAAAAGTAATACTGTTTACGACTCATCATTAGATGCTCTAAAACTTGCTGTTACTAATAATGCAACTGCAACATCAGGAGAATATATTTTTTCAAATTCAATAGATTTAGGTCAAGCATACGATGTAAATCTAAGAAAAGTTTTAGAAGCTAATACTTTTTATACAGCTACTTTATGGGATTCTCGAACAGATTTAATTGATACATGGGGTTCTATTGATACTATTGGTTCTGCAAACGCAAATGCTACGAAAGGTAATGCTGCGGTTTATGTAAGATCAACAAATGATAATCCTTCTGGATCTCCTACATGGAGTGCATATAAAGAATTTAGTAATGTTCTTATTACAGGTAGAGCATTTCAATTTAAAGCAATATTAACAAGTAGTGACACAACCCAAAATATAGCTGTTACGGAGTTAGGAGCTACACTAGAATTACAAGGAAGAACAGAAAGTATTTCAACTCCAGTTACTACTGGGTCATCACAATATACTGTTTCTTTTTCCAAGCCTTTTAAACAAACACCAAACATTGTGATTACGCAAACATCTAATGGTCAACAATCAGGCGATAGGTTTGTATTAGCTAACGAATCAAGGACAGGTTTTCAAATATCATGGTTTAATGGAAGTGCAGCAGCAGCAAGATCTTTTGTATGGGCTGCATCAGGTTTTGGAAAGGAGGTGACATAAATGAGTAATACGCATGATTATAATATTGCAGATCAAGTTGGAGCTTCATTTCGAGCAGATTTAAATAATGTTTTAGGGGATATACAGTCAACAAATAGTGGTACATCCGTTCCTACAAGTAATGTCGTAGGAAAATTATTTGTAAATACATCAAATAATACTTTAAATATTTGTACTAATGCTAGTACTCCAACTTATTTATTACTTGGCAAAACAGATGTAGCAAATATGGGTCATGCTACAACTGCCTCACCTAGTTTTACAGGAACTATAACTTCTGCGGGTGATATTGTGATGTCTGGAACTGGATCTTTGCAGTTGCCTACTGGAACTACAGCACAAAGACCAACAGCAGCAACAGGTGATATAAGATTCAATACAACGCTTTCGCAGTTTGAAGGCTATAACGGAGCAGCATGGGGTGAAATTGCTAATGGAGTACCTGCGGGTTCAATCTTTTCATTTGCATCTACAACAGTTCCTTCTGGATATTTAGAATGTAATGGTGCTGCTGTAAGTCGTTCCACATACGCTACTTTGTTTGCAACAATCAGTACAACTTTTGGTTCTGGTGATGGCTCATCAACATTTAATCTTCCTGATTTGCGTGGACAATTTGTAAGGGGTTGGGCTAATAATGCTTCAAATACTGGAGATGACGGAAGATCTTTTGCTTCTAGTCAGGCAGATCAAAACAAAACTCATGGTCACACCGCATCTGTTACTGATCCAGGTCACAAACATGTTACGAAAGGACATGGAACACAGGATGATGGAGGTAGTAATGTTACAGGTAGTACTTCTGGAGGGTCAAGCAGTACAAGTATGAATGATGCCAATACAGGAATAACTGTAAGTGTTGCGTCTGACGGTGGTGCTGAAGTTAGAGTAAAGAATATTGCTTTAATGTACGTTATCAAATTCTAATTATGACAAACCGCAAAATATCAGAATTTACCGCTTTAACTGCTCCAGCAGCTACAGATACGCTACCAATAATAGATCAAAGTGCTACTGGTGCTGATAAAAACAAAAAGATTGCATATTCAAATTTATTAAGTAAAGCACCTGATGGATCGGCTGCTGCTCCATCCTTTAGTTTCAACTCAGACAATGATTCTGGAATAAGTGGTGGCTCTGATACTTTAACTTTTAGTACAGCAGGGGTTGGTCGAATGACTATAAGTGCTACTGGCCTTGTAAACATTCCTGGTGATCTTACTGTTAATGGAACAACCACAACTATAAATACTACTAACCTTGATGTTGAAGATAAAAATATTACGCTTGGAAAAGTCAGTACTCCTTCTGAT